TTATAAACATAATCTTTATCTTTAATCATTTGAATATAGTGCGGTAAGCCTTGACCTCTCTCTTCATGATAGTCAATAACATTAATAGCTCTACCGATCTGTTGATAGAATATAATACTACTATGATCTGAGACTCCTAAGTCCCATGATGTTGATACGGGTAAACTAGGGTCATAGGGTACACGTGCTATCTGTTTCTTATCTTCCATTTTTGCCAAGACATCTGCATAGATCGCACCTTCAATATTTGCAATCCAATCACATTCAAACTCTTGCATATACTTCTTATCACCCATAACCTCTTTTGCTTTGGTTAGCTCCTCTTCATCTACAATTTTAGTTTCTGATGCTTTAGCTTTATAGTTAAACCAATCTTCAGCTCCTTGTGCGTGTTGATACAATTCATAAAAATTATTATTCATACCTTGAGGAGTTCCAATAAAAACACAGTAACCTTTTCTGTCGGATAGTGCTGGTCTTATAATCTCAGGAAATAATCTTTCGTTTACGTTTGCATACTCATCAATCACACAGCCATCAAGATAAATACCTCTCAAACCATCTGAGTTCTCTGAACCTAGCAAAGTGATACGAGAGCCATTCGGTAAATCTACACGCAGCTCTGTTTCGTTAAACTTGGTGTGCGGAATCTTAGCGGTAAACTGTTTCATGTAATCCCAAGCAATTGACTTAGCTTGTTTGAATGTTGGTGCAATGTAGGCAAATCTTGGGTTCTTTTGTTTCGATGTTAAGGCGGAACGTATCAAATGATTAATCATGCACACAGTCTTGCCGAACCTTCGATGGCAAACTAATACATTCCATCTGAACCTTGATATTTCTCTATGAAGAAAAGCCTGATGCTTTCTTGGCGTATAGGGTATTTTAATCTGCATAATCTTTAGTGAATCATTTTAGATGGCATATATTCTGTTATACTGCCATATTCAAAATTCATTAAGCTCATAGCATAACTAGCATAAAGCTCAGCTGACTCATTATTAGGAAAGCCGAATATCTTTATGACCAAAGTGTGTTTCTTTGGATCAATATAGACTATTGAGTTTAAATCATCTTGTATGTAGTTCCACATATACTACTACATATAGTAATTATTCTTATAATGAAAGGATGGTCTGGCAAGGTGAATAAGTGGCTGTCTGTGTAAGGGTGTCCTCGAGTCCCATGTATATATATAATATAAAACGCAGACGTTTGCTGGGGTATATGGGGGTGCAACATTTCTAAATTATAACAATAGCTTGTATATATTTGATTACTTCCAATAACTTTATATTATCACTATACCAAAAAGTCTATACATTGTGTCTTTATTGTGTCCGCTACTTATATTGCGAGGAATTGCGAGGCTTGTTGTAAGATTAGAAACACAACTATTCAACCTTCTCGATCTTTACATACTTCAATAGCTCATGATCTTTTTTATTTTTATATTTAATTTGTACGATCTTGCCAGGCTCATATTTATTATTTAGTTTCTTTAAACATTTTTTAAAGCTCATGGCTTTTAGTGTTTCCTGGTTTCCTTCATCATCTTTAATATTATAAATATACCTCATACTGTTGCATAAATATCACGTGTTGCATTTATATCACACTAATATCTTTGACCCATTTTGAACACTTTAATGTATTTACTTTTAATTAAATATAGCCATTATGGTAATTATGTTTGAAGCAATAGTATATATAATATTTGTAGGTGGTTTAATTACTGCTACACAAATTTTAGGTGGTTATATTATTGCTTCAATCATTATTAATAAACAACAAACAAAGGAAAAACAATGAACAAAAAACAAATAATGTATAATAAAATACAAAAACATGGCGACAATCTAAAAGCTATTTTTAACCTTGATATTGACAGCGTTAAACTATGTAAACAACTATTTAGATTAGAGAATAAAGCTCATAGATTAGCTGAAGATGGTTGTAATGGTGTAATTTGCTATGATTACTACAACAAGGAAGAAAAAAAAATCATCAGCAAAGTTAAAAACATTTTAAAAACTGACAAGGTGTTTTTAAATGGTGATCCTAGAGGTTATGCTCTTAAATTGTGTGATCAATTCAGCAAAGATAAAAATATTCATAAGGATTGGGGTGGTTATGGAATAGTAGCTCCTGATTTTAGAGAATATATTTAATTGACACTAAAACCAAAATGGTTAATATAAACTTAACAAGGGGGAGTAATGAAAGTAAAAGAATTGATTGAATTACTTAAACAAGCACCACAAAACATTGATGTAGATGTATTTAATCATGACACAGATTATTTACAAAAAATTGATAATGTTTGGATACCAAGTAAGGAAGACATGAAAGACAATCCAGAGGTGCAGTTAGAAATAAATAAGGGGGAATAATGAAAAGAAAAGTATTAACAAAAATGGCTCAAGATTTATTTCGGCAAGACCTTATATCATTTAATGAGTTTCTTAATATGTTGGACGGCATACTGCCTGAAAACGATAGAAGCAAATTAATTGAATGCTATCCAGAAGAAGAACAAACAAATGGAGAAAAGAAAGATGAAAACAAACAAGGGGGGGAAGATGAAAAATAAACTATCTCAATGGTTGATTAATTACATTAAAAAAAGAAATGGAATTGATTTAACCAACGTACCAAGTGACAAATCATGGACAGAGTTAAACCCATTGAGGGACATAGAGCAGCTACCCTCTAATGTGGTTGAGTTTTTAAATCAAAAGCATAACAAAGAGAAGGGGGATAAGTAATGAGTAGCGAGAAACTAAAGAAAACAAGAGAAGCAATGACTATATTAAATCATGCAGTAGAGTATTATGACATGTTGTATAGTTCAGGTGATAAGAGACACGATGAAAAGGAGAAGAATAAAGTTTGGAAAGCTCTTAATTATGTTGGAGATCAACTTTACAAAGAAAAGGGGGTAAATGAGTAGCGAGAAGCAATGTTTTATTTGTGAAAATAAAACAAAAGAATATTTCACTTGTAATAAAACAAATAGAGTTTTGTGTGAGAGTTGTGTAGAAATAACTACAAGTGATGAATGGGGGAATGATGACAAGTGAAAAGCAATTAATATTAATTATAATTACTTTTGTTGTTGTCATGGGTTGGCAACTATACCAGGAACATAAACAAAAAAAATATGATGAAAAATTACAAAGACACTTCTCAAAATACTTTGATAGCAAGTGGTGAACAGAATTTTCAAGGGGAAGTTTTAAGTGGTTTCGTAATGAAACTTATAGAACAGACCCGAGAAAATATAAAGTGTGGTAGACAATCTCGTTGGCATTGCAATAGATTTGGTTCGAAGCTAAAGCCGAGCTATTGTCTATCAACTTTATTAGAAATAGGAAAACATAACAATGAGAAAAATAGATAAGCTAGGATTTTTTATTGATGACAATGCAAGACCAATAGTTGTTGGACTTGTTATTGTTATATTACTATTATTAATATTTTAACTATTCCTTTGGTGGTGTAGGGGTAATATCAGTTGCTCCTACATCAATAAGATCAGGGGTATCTTCCCATTGAATAGTCATACGTTGATCTATATTCTGTTTAATAGGTTTGTTATCCGAATATAAATCTGTGAGCTTACCAGCAAGATACTGAATGAACCTAGTCTTTTCTCTTATCCATAATATTTGGTTTGGATTTTCTACTTCCTGATGATTAAAGACTTGGAGTAGTTTATCGATCAAAGTCTGAATACCTATCTTACGAGCTTCTGATACCCTACTATTTAACTCGGGATTTTTTTTTAAGATAGTGTAAAACTTCATCAAGCTGATACGTGAGGGGTTGAGGTTCTTGTCCTTTAGTATTTCTGTTAAGGTTAAACCTTCGATAAGATTGCTTTCGATAGTATCTAGACTTTTCATTATTTCTAATTCTTGGTTTGACTTCTTTGTAGTAGTAGCTGCTGACTTCTTCATGGGTTTTGTTTCTGAATTGGTAGAGCTTTGAGAGTTGTTTGATTCTTGTGTCATCTGTATAATTTGTATTCTTAAAACCTAAAACATTTTGGTAGCCATGATATTTACACTTATATGTACCATTAGCAAGAGGATAACCTTTCATTCTGCATTGACGAGGTTTACCTATTCTTTGACTTGCTCTTGTCATACCCTGACAAAAAACTTTCTGTCTTGGTCTCCCTACCATGTTTCACCTTATTTTCATGTACCTTTTTTTTATAGAAGTAATTAGTTTTCTTTCTGACGTTATTAACAATACCTTTAGGTATTTCTACGAGCTTCTTTTCAGACCTTATCTTTTCTTCTAATGCCAACTTCACATAGAATATATTGTCTTTCTTTTTAATGGCTTCTTTTAAAGTATTGGCAGGTAGGCTACTTAAAGTACTAATTATTTTAGATTGATCCCCTCTATCCTCTACTACCCTTTTCACTATCTTAGTTATAAAAGATAGTTCTTTAGTGTTAGTTCTATTATATAGCAATCCATCAGACAGAACAGATACATCTCCCTGACTGAACACTTTTCTATTAGACCGAACACCATATATAAAATCAGGGTCTATTGTGTATAAAAGTGTTGAAGGTAATCTCTTAATCTGTATAATCTTGACCTTTTTTAAATGTATTGTAGCTCTATATAACGTGCTATGGGATAAGCCTGACATACTAGATATAGTCTCACGTCTAGGATAACACCTACCATTCTTCGCATTAACAAACTTTAACAAGCATACTAGCAGCACTAAACAATGTGGCTTAAACGTGTCAGGAATTTGTTTATATTTAGGATTGGCAAAGATAGAAAAGGGTATGCGTATATGTGGTGTGTATTTGCGTTCCATAAACTATATGTTGTGTGGTTTTAATCTTGTATCAATAACAACAATCATTAAAGGTCTAAGATAGCCGCATTTTGGTTCTTTATTATCATCAGAAAACATTTTATAACCAACTCCTGATTTATCTCTAGGTAAAAATCTAACATCAACATTAGGTTTTTTATATAAATAATCATGAAAATAAGCTGCATTAGTTGAAGCTGGTAATAAAAATACTGATAAACATTTACTATTAATAGCTTTTTTTATAAATTTAGGAATATTAATATCATACATGGGATGACAATAAACAACTTCACCATCCCAATTATTGTTTAAAGCTGAGTTTTCTCTAGTCCAATATTTAGAAACTAAATGATTTTTATCTGATGCACAGGCATCAACAGTAAAATTAAATTCTTTAGAAAGACTGTTCCAAATAACTTTAGGTGTTCTTATCCATTTCATTTCAAGAAGTTTATTTTTGGTTGTAATACTAAAAGATTTACTTTGTGTCATATTTGCAATAGTCCTTATGATCCTCTTGTAATTGGTATAGCTCACGCAACCATTCATCCTCATTCATATACTCATAATCGCTATTAGAGACGTGTAGACGCTTGATCCTGAAAGCTAGGCTACCCTGACCCACCTTCTTATAGAAAACTAAAAATGCGGGTATTCTAAGGCGGTCTGAGAGGGTCTTTACAAGGGTTGTATTCTTATAAGTTTGTCCTTTATCATAGCACGTTTCAAGTATAGCAAGAGGTTCGTTGCAACCTTTTACAGGACACACTTCTATAAAATCTACATCAATTCCAGCGATCCCTTCGTATCGTCTATGCCAATCATTATAGTCTCCATTACTAAAAGCATAAGTCCATCTAGCCATTCTTCTTTTTTAACATCTCAATCTCTAATTCTTTAAGATCAATCTGTCCTTTCAATGTATCTATCTCTTTGTCTTGTAATTTTATGATATTGTTTTTTTCTTCAATGAGTTGTCTTAATTTTTTAAACTCATCTTGTAATTTTTTTATTTTTTCGTGTAATTTAACTTCATCAAACATACTTACATCGGTCATTATTTAGATACCCCAAATGTAAATCTCATCATGGCGGTTTTAGGATCATAAGTCCAATCACCTATTTGTATTTTACTGCAATGGGTAAGCATTATTGCCACAAATAATATTGTTATTATTCTCATTTTAACACCTCAATCTTTTTTACCACACATCTTGGAAAGATCGTATAGTTTCCTATCTCCATTTCTCCATCCTCATCAAAAGAATGACAAGGATAAATAATAACCTTATCCTTATCTTTATGTAAGAGATAACCAATGCTCTCGCATTTGGAATAGGTTTGTCTCTTTACCTTTTCAGATGAAGTCCAGTCAGGCGAGGATATAATATCAATCCACGACACCTTAACTTTTTTATCTTTATTCAATAAAGTCATAGAAGTCATTTGGTTGGACTTGTTTATTTGTACCAAAGTAAATCTTTTTCATCTCAGCTTTACGAGGTATTCTTTGACCCCAAGAGTATCTCCATATATTTGTAGCTGGATTAATATTATGTATACCACATTGCCTAGCCATTTCTGAACAGCTCAGCTTATTCTTTTTAAGATAGTCTTTTAATTTCATAAATCCTTTCTGTTGATGAGAACCATTACCAAATCAGTTATCCCCAGTCAAGAAAATAAGGTATAGACATAGTGGAAAACTAGGTATATAAAGAAAGAAAACAATGGATTTAAAAAAACTATACGAAAAAACAAATGGTGGTTTAGGTCAAGATCACTTTAGCTTCACACAACTTTCCAAAACAAAACCTATTGGTATGTGGATTGTGGATTACTTTGTCCGAGATCAGAAACGTAGAAGAGCTGACAAGAAAAACTTTAAGCTAGGCTATGGTTCAGTATCAGGCAACGTAGCACAAAGATTAATTGGTAAGTATGTATTTAAAGGTGCTGAAAGAGAAGAAATAAAAGATAGAGATTACAATACTATATTTAATTATGAGTATGATCTTTATAAAAAAGAAATCTACGATCAACGAGATAGTAAAATAAAAGAGATGGTAATTGAAAGATTACACGACACCATAAAGAATGTATTGAAAGTAGTTAAAGAAATATTTGGTAGCAAACCTTTGATGTGTGAAAGGTATGTATCAATGTCTCCGCAAGGTTTGGGTATAGATATATTAGGTCGTATAGATTGGGAGTCAGATAAGATATTTGCAGAACAAAAGTCCAAGCCACCTAGTGCAAGAGGATTATATTTAGAAGATATAAGAATTTATACACAGAAACTACCAACTGAACCTGAT